CAACTGAACATTGGCGAAGTTTAAAAGCTTTCATCAAGGGTAGACAGGTTATCGTTCCACAGGAAGTCGCTGAGGCAAGGTGGGACATCTGTAAACAATGTCCCTATTTACTATATGATGAAATGAATCCAGATACGAATAAAAAAGATGGTCGATGTACTGAATGTGGTTGTTTTATGAATGTTAAGACTCACTACGCTACAGCAGAGTGTCCAATCGGAAAATGGAAACGAGAAGATAAAAATAAATAAAAAAAATATATATTTTTGAAATTTTATTTCATATTTATATACGAAATGGTTATGATGTAGATCATAAACACTAAATACTAAACAATAAAAAATAAATACTAAGGAGAATATCAATGGATATTAACGCAATCAAGAGTCGTCTGACTCAACTTCAAAAATCAACTTCAACCAAAGAAAATTTTTGGAAACCTCAACCCGGAAAAACTCAAATCAGAATGGTTCCGTATAAGTTTAATAAAGACAATCCGTTTATTGAATTATATTTTCATTATCAGATGGGACAGAATAAAACTTATATCTCACCAGTATCGTTTGGTAGACCTGATCCGATAAATGAATTTGCGGATAAGTTAAAATCAACCGGTAATAGAGAAGAGTGGATCCAGGGTAAGAAACTCGAACCTAAAATGAGAACATTCGTTCCAGTTGTTGTTCGGGGTCAAGAAAAAGATGGAGTAAAATTCTGGGGGTTTGGTAAAACTGTTTATCAAGAACTTTTGGGTTTTATAGCCGATCCGGATTATGGAGATCTTACAGATCCCGTTAGTGGTCGGGATATTATAGTTGACAAACTGACACCTGCTCAAGCTGGTAATCAGTTCGGTAAGACAACCATAAGAGTAAAACCGAATCAGACACCCATTACTGAAAATAAAGAGGTATTGGAATCGTTATTTGAATCTCAAGTTGAATTACCTGAACTGTATGATGAACCGACATACGATGAATTGAAAGATGCACTGAAGCATTATCTCAATCCTGAGAATGAGGATGCCGAGGATAATAATAGTGCGCCTGTGAAGGCAACTAAAACCAGTACTGCATCGACAGCTGACATCGAAGACGCCTTCGATAAGCTGTTTAATGATTAGTAATTAGTAAATTCATACACATGGGGGTGGGTACGACTCGCCCCCTCAAATTGAGGGTTTTTTATGTTAGAGAAAGATGAGTTAGCGGGTACAATCGCTACTGAACTAAATAAGCAATTTAAACAACATCAGGTGGCATATTTTCTTAATCAAGAATCAGAATCACCTACAGATGTTAAAGACTGGATCTCAACCGGATCATCCATGCTCGATATCGCCATTTCAAATAAACCACATGGTGGAATTGGTGTTGGTAAAATAACGGAATTGAATGGACTGGAGGGATGTGGTAAATCACTAGTAGGTGCACATCTATTAGCAAATACTCAGAAGAAAGGTGGCTTAGCGGTCTATATCGATACTGAGTCTGCTGTTTCACAGGAGTTTTTAGATGCAATCGGTATCGACACTACTAAGATGTTATACGTACAGCTAGAAACTGTTGAAGATGTATTTGAAGCAGTGGAGCACATTATAGCTAAAATTAGAGAATCGGATAAAGATAGATTAGTAACCATTTTAGTCGATAGTTTAGCCGCGGCGACTACTAAAGTCGAAATGGATGCTGATTTTGATAAGGATGGGTGGGCTACATCAAAAGCCATCATTATATCTAAGGCAATGCGAAAGATAACTAACATGATAGCGAGACAACAGGTCGCATTGATATTTACGAATCAGCTTCGTCAGAAACTGGGTGTAATGTTTGGTGATCCCTGGACAACATCAGGTGGTAAGGCTTTACCGTTTCATGCATCGACTCGCGTTAGATTAAAAAACGCAGGGCAGATTAAAGATACTAAGAAAAATACTATCGGGATAAAGATTAAAGCACAGGTGATAAAAAATCGACTCGGTCCACCGTTGAGAACAGCTGAATTTATGTTATATTTCGATAGGGGTATTAGCGATTACGATAGCTGGTTAACTGTTATGAAGGAACATAAATTAGTTAAAACTGCTGGCGCGTGGTACACGTTCAATGATGGAGAGACTGATAAAGATGTTAAGTTTTTATCTAAAGATTTTCATGATATGATGGAAACCAATCTGGAATTGAAAGAAAAAATTTATTCTTTAATCTGCGATAAAGCAATACTAAAATATCAGACGAATACATTGGGTATTGATGACGTCATTGAAACAGATCAAGTCGTCGATGAGTTATAATAAAATTAGTAATGACCGATTAAATGATCTCTGGAGTGAAGTACAAGATGATAACGAAAATAAATCTGAACTAAGTCTCAATAGTAAAATACTCATTGTAGATGGATTGAATACATTCATTCGAGCATTTTCAGCTAATCCATCGATCAACGATGATGGTATTCACATAGGTGGATTAGTGGGATTTTTAAAATCGTTACGTTTTACCATAGCGCGACTTAACCCGACTCGTTGTATAATTGTATTCGATGGTAAGAACGGTTCGAAAAAACGTCGACAGATCTTTGAGCATTATAAACAGCAACGACGAGTCAGATCCAGACTGAATAGAAATGTCGATTGGGCAATAGCACCGATGGATGAACACCAATCGATGAAAAAACAAATAGGTAGATTGGTCAAATATTTAGAACAATTACCGATAACAATAGTTACAGTAGATAATATAGAAGCAGATGATACTATCGCTTACATGACTCGAAGCATTTTCACTGATACTAAGAATATAATCATGAGCACAGATAAAGATTTTTTACAATTAGTAAGTGAAAATACTACAGTCTGGAGTCCAGTGAAAAAACTTATATATGATAAAGAGAGAGTTAAAAGTGAATTCGGTTTAAATGCATCTAATTTTATCATATATAAGATATTGAATGGTGATAAATCAGATAATATTAACGGAGTTCCAGGCGCGGGGCTAAAATCGATTATAAAAAATATTCCCGAGATAGTTGATCAGGATTTATCTGTCATGGAGTTGATTGATTTAATTGAAAAAAATAAAAGTAAAAATAAGTTTTTCGAGAAGGCGAGTAATAATTATTCATTGATTAAGAGAAATTATCTCTTGATGCAACTCCAACAGGTTGATATCAGTAATACGATAAAATTGAAGATACAGGATTATGTAAACAATACAATCCCTGGATTGATAAAGTATAAATTCACTACAATGTTTATGCAAGATAAACTCTGGAGTCAAATACCTGATATGAATTTATGGATAACTGAATTTTTAAAATTAGAACGTTATAGGAAGTTAGATGACAAGTAATTTATCTCAATTTGGTCATAATTTTCAAATTAAATCAATAGTCTGTCTAATGACTCGGTCGGATTTTATAGAACAGATATACGATATAGTGGATCCACAATATTATGACAACGATGCGTTGAAATGGATTGTGAAAGAATGTGTAAATTATTTTGTAGAATATAAAAAATCCATTACATTTGATGCATTTAAAGTCATTATCAGTAATGTCGAGAATGATATATTGAAAACATCTGTCCTTGAAAGCTTGAAGGAAGTGTTTCAGTATCTCGAAGCTACTGATTTAGATTTCGTTCAGGACAAGACGTTGGATTTTTTTAAAAATCAGAAACTAAAAAACGCAATCATTGAATCAGTAGATATATTGGAAGCTAATGGTGATTTCGATATCATAAAAACATTAATTGATGAGGCATTGAAAGCTGGTACGGAACGTGATATTGGGCACAAATATCTTGATATGATTGAACAGCGTTATGAAAATATGGCAAGAGATACTATAAACACACCGTGGAGCCTGATAGATGAGTTGACACAAGGTGGGCTGGGTAAAGGTGAGCTTGGTGTAGTTGTTGCACCTGCAGGTGTGGGAAAAAGTTGGGTGTTATCTACTATTGGTGCACATGCACTTAAATTAGGAAAAAATGTTGTACACTTTACATTAGAATTAAACGAAGCATATGTTGGATTGAGATACGATAGCATTTTCACCGGCATACCTAACCAGAATTTAAAATATCATAAAGATCAAGTTATAGAAACATTACAAACAATTCAACAGGATAATGATGGTGATTTGACAATAAAATATTTTCCAACTAAGAGTGCATCAGTACATACGTTGAATTCTACCTTACAAAAAATGGTTTCACTTGGCAGTGAAGTGGATTTAGTAATAGTCGACTATGCTGATATTATGAAAGATACATCACGTGCAATAGAAATCAGGCATGCACTTGGAAGTATATATGAAGAGTTGAGAGGATTAGCTGGAGAGTTAGAAGTTCCAGTTTGGACAGCTAGTCAAGCAAATCGATCCGCACTGGAAGAAGATGTAATTGAAGCTAGCAAAGTATCAGAGAGTTACCAGAAAGTCATGACTGCCGATTTTGTATTTTCATTATCGAGAAAGATGGGTGATAAAGCAGCTGATACAGGAAGGTTTCATATTATTAAAAATAGATTCGGTCCAGATGGTATAACATTTCCTTCAAAAATCAATACTGATATCGGATTGATAGAAATATATGAATCCAGCACAAGACCTGGGCAGGAACAACAGAAAAAAATTGATAGTAGAGATTATATAGAAAGAAAGATGTTAGGAAATAAATATAAGCATTTGCTTGAACAGAGTTAATACTATTTATTTATGTACGTACAGTAAACAAATAAAGGATATATATGGAATTGACAAAATTTAAGTTATCGGAAAATTTTATCTCAAAATATAAACGAAAACGCCCCCCATTTGGATTTAACGGTCTTGGTGAATTGGTATATATGAGAACATATTCTCGAATAAAAGAAGATGGTAAAAATGAAATATGGTGGGAGACAGTGCGTCGTGTTGTTGAAGGAACATACACAATGCAAAAGTATTGGATAGAATCACATCAGCTCGGATGGAATCCATGGCAAGCACAGCGATCAGCACAAGAAATGTATGACCGGGTATTTTATATGAAATTCTTGCCACCAGGCAGAGGTTTATGGGCAATGGGAACACCTATAACTGAAGAGAGAGGGTTATATGCAAGCTTGAATAATTGTGCATTTGTTTCAACCGAGACAATA